TGGCGAGGCGTTCACGGAGCGCCGCTGCGGCCGGTTGCAGCAGCACCCGTCGCACACGTACCCGCATGAGGGACTGACCGGGTGGTGTGACGGCGGGTCGGTGCTGACGGACGCCGGCGGTGTGGGTGAGGCGACGGACGAGCTGCCCGACGCGACGCCCGAGCGCGACCTGGAGTACGAGGCGCATCAGGCGGCGATGGCGTCCGAGGCCGAGCAGATGGACGAGGCCGAGCAGCGGTTCGCCGCCGAGCAGGAGGCGGACTCGGCCGCGGCGCACGGCGCCGGGTTCGCGGACGGGCCGGACTTCTGATGGCGCGCCTGAGCCGGGTGGAGTTCCGGCAGCAGCTGATGGACGAGCACGGCCTGACGGAGGCCGAGGCGCGCCGCGTGGAGGCGATGACGCCCGAGCAACAGGTGCGGCTACTCGGGCTGGAGCGCACCGGCCGGGTCGGGTTGATGACGGCCAGGCCGGGCGCGATCCGTCGGAGCCTCGCCGCGATCGACGCGGCCGACGCGAAGCGCGAGCGGCGCCGCCAGGCGCGGTTAGGAGGGAGGTCGGTATGAGCGACGACGAGGACATCGAACTGCAGCGCGTCGGCTACACCGTGCAGACGCCGGGCGGGAAGGAGGACTTCCTGGTGCAGTGCGCCCGCGCGGACGTCGGCGGGTTGATGCTGGGCGACGTCGATCACAACGGGTACCTCTCGCAACCGGTCGCGATCTTCGCGTTCGGTGAGTGGTCGACCTGCCGTCGGATCCCGACGGAAATGTTGGGCGCCGCTGATGCGTGAACCCGGGCAAGACCTGCTCGACGCGATCCCGGAGTGGCTGCTGTGGCTGCTGGCGATCGTGCTGACCGCCGCGGTGCTGATCCTCGGGTGGTTCGCGTGATGTACCCGGAGCCGTGGGCGTTCGTGCTGCTCGCGCTCGGCGCGATGCGGTTCACGCGCCTGATCGGGTGGGACTCCATCACCGACCCGCTCCGCAGCCGCCTGACCGGCCACCACCACGGCGGCGCCAAAACAGGACGCCGGGCGGGTGCGCGCCGCGACCGGCCGGCGTGGATGCTGTTCCTGACGTGTCCCTGGTGCCTCGGGTTCTGGGTCAGCGCGCTGGTGTGGGCCGCATGGCTGGTGTGGCCGGATGCTACGCTCATCGCCTGTACGCCCTTCGCGATCAACGCCGTGGTGGGGCTGGTCGTGAAGAACCTCGACAGGTAGGAGGCACCCGATGGGCTGCGGATGTGGTGGATCGACGTGGACGCCGGCTCCCCCGCCCGGTGTGCAACAGGACGCCCAGGACATGTCCGGCCCGCGCGGGCTCGACAACCCGGCGACGTTCTGGACGGGGCCTGCAGAGGCGCCGGCGCCGGAGCCGGAGCCCGTCAGCTCTGAGGCGTAGCCGTGGCGCGAGGGCGCGTTGTCGGCGCTGTGCTGGCGTCGGCCGCGAAGATCCGGATGAGCGCCGCCGGCGAGGCGACGGGCGGTAAGCGGAAGCGTCCGCAGTGGCAGAAGGACGCGATGGGGTACTACGACTCGCTGGGCGAGATCTGGTACGCGTCGCAGTTCTACAGTCGGACGCTCGCGAAGCTGCGGCTGGTGCCGATGCGGATCAACGAGGAGGGCAAGCCGGAGGTCACCGACCACCCGCTCGCGGTGGCGCTGCTGGAGCGGATGCAGGATCACGGCGGTGGCCGGGAGGAGCTGCAAGGCGGGTACGGGCGGCTGCGGTTCCTGTGCGGCGAGGGGTACCTGTTCTGCAGCCTGGTGGACGGCATCGAGGTGTGGGAGATGCTGTCGCCGTTCGAGTTGGAGTTCGACGGCCAGTCGTACCTGCGCAAGCGCCAGCCGGACCAGCGGCAGCCGGAGAAGTTCATCGACGCCGGCGCGGACGACTTCGTGCCGACCGACGAGCAGTCCGCGGTCGCGTGGCGGCTGTGGAAGAAGCACCCGGCGTACTCGGGGATGGCGGACGGCCCGATGAAGGCCGTGCTGGACGAGTGCGAGGAGCTGCTGGTGCTGTCGCTGGCGGTGCGCTCCAACGCGCGCAGCCGCGCGGCCGGGCCGGGCGTGCTGCTGATCCCGGACGAGTTGTCGCCGCTACCGGCGGCCGGTGTGCCGGCGGACGAGAACGCGCAGAACGATCCGTTCCTGCGCGACCTGACGGAGTCGATGACCGCGCCGATCGGGGACGAGGGTTCCGCGAGCGCGGTGGTGCCGATGATCGTGCGCGGCCAGGCCGACCTGTTGGAGAAGGTGCGGCACCTGTCGCTCGCGCGGGCCGACATGCGCGGCGTGCAGGCGTCGGAGCGGCGCGAGTGCATCGAGCGGATCGCGCTCGGCCTGGACCTGCCGCCGGAGGTGCTGCTGGGCGTCACCGACGCGAACCACTGGACGGCGTGGCAGATCGATGAGGACTCCTGGAAGGCGCACGTGGAGCCGGTCGCGGACGACATGGTGTCGGACTTCTCCAGCGCGTACTACCGGCCGTCGCTGCAGAAGGCGGGGGTGGCCGACTGGGACCAGTTCCTGATCGGATACGACCCGTCGGACGTGGTGCGCCGGCCCGACAAGAGCGGCGACGCGATCCGCCTGTACGACCGGTTGGAGCTCAAGGGCGAGACGCTACGGAACGAGGCGGGGTTCTCGGAGGAGGACAAGCCGGACCCGGCGGAGGTGGACGCGCGGTTGGCGCGGGCCGCGGCGACCGGGCCGGGCGCGCAGCTGGCGCCGGCACGGCAGGACGCACCGGTGCCGCGCGACACGAAGATCGGCGAGGGGACGCCGGAGGAGAACGCTATGCGGGTGCGGGCGACGGCGGCGTTGATGGTCGACCGGTGCCGGCAGCTGGCCGGGTCGCGGATCCGCACGAAGCTGCGGCAGCATCCGTCGCACGCGAACGTGATCCGGTACGTGCGGGACGAGGACGTGGCGTGCACGCTGCAGGCGGCGTTCTCCGGGAGCCTGCCGACCATCGCGGGGTCGGCGGACGAGCTGGTCGCCGGCGGCGCGGAGAAGTTCGCGGTGCGGCTCGGGAAGTGGGGCGTGCCGCCGCAGGTGGTGGAGCAGATCGTGCGGGCCTGTGAGGAGTACGCGCGGGACACGCTGCTCGACCCGGAGCCGGGCGACATTCCGCTCGAGCTGGCGAAGCTGTTGGCGGTCGCGGAGATGGGCGTGTAGTGAGCCGCCTCGCTGCGTTCACGGCGAGCGTGGACGACGCGACCGCTGCGTGCGCGGAGTACCTGCCGACGTTCGAGCGGTTCTGGCGTGGCCAGGTACGGCGCATGAGCCGCGACGCGATCCGGAACTTCCAGCGGATGCAGCCGGTGGGGTTGGCGGCCGCCGCGCAGCCGCCGTTCTTCCTGCCGAACGATGACGAGGTGCTGCACCTGCCGACGGAGCGCGCGATCATCTCGGCCGCCATCGCGAAGCATTGGGATGCGATCAACCGGCTGTTGGTGGAGATGGGCGCCGAGTCGGGGATCAGCTTCGAGGTGCGTAACCGGCTGGTGCGGGAGGTGCTCGTCGCGCGTGGCCAGCACATCACGTCGATTGTGGAGACGACGCGGCGCGAGGTGATGCGCGAGCTGCAGGACGCGTACGACCTGGGCGAGTCGACCCCGAAGGCGGCGCGACGGGTGGCGCGCACGATGGGGCACGTGTCGCGGTATCGCGCGACGATGATCGCGCGCACCGAGATGATCGGTGCGGTGAACGGCGCGAGCGTGCGGTTGGCGTCGGTGCTGAGCGGCACTAGCCTGAACGACGACGGGTCGATGCGGCGCGACTCGCTCGGCCACGACCCGGTGCGGCTGTGGAAGTCGTGGTACGCGACGATGGACCGCCGGACGCGGCCGACGCACGCCGCCGCGAACGGGCAGACGGTGCCGCTGAACGAGGCGTTCTCGGTGGGTGGTTCGCACCTGCAGTACCCCGGCGATCCGAGCGGGCCGGGGACGGAGGTCATCCACTGCCGCTGCGCCGTTGCGTACACTGAGTCCGCTCCCGTGCTCGCAGGAGGTCACCCGATGGGCAAGCTGAAGTTCCAGATGCGCGAGGTCGAGAACCTCGCTGCGCTCGCAGACGACGACCCGGAGGGGCCTGGCCGGTGGCAGGCGGTGCTGGTGCTGGAGGGCGTCGACACGGCCGACCTGCGCCGCATGGCGCCCAACTCGCTGGACTGGCGCGACCTGC